CGTTTCCGGGTCCAGCATGTTCTTGGCGATTTCCATCTTGCCGGCGAACAGGTTGGAGTTGCCTTGTTCCTGGGTCATTTCGCCGGCCGCCACCTTGGCGGCAGTGGTGGCGATATGGTTTGTCCACGCCTTGCGGCCGGCCTGGTTCAGTCCCGGCGGCGGCGTCACCACCTCCCCGTTGGGCATGGTGACGGCCCCTCGGACCGGAGCCGGCGCTGCCCCCGCGCCCGGCGTGTAGTTGCCGCCCGCGGCGTAGACCGGCGCATTCTGGGCGCCGGGCGACCAGTTGGTGGCTGGCGGCCCCGCTGCGGTGCCGCCCTGATCCGGCAATTGCGGCGGCCGGATTTGGCCGGTTCGATTGTGCTCCTGCACCGTGATCTTGCGCTCGCCCTCGGGATCGCGCGGATCGATGATGTCCTTGAGTATCCAGGCGCCGGGATCGGTCCTGCTGGCATAGTAGTTTTTCATGAATTCAGATTTTTGCTCCGGGCTGGCATTAGGCCCGAGCACATCGCGCATGGCCCGCTGGGCGTCAGTAATCTGCAGATTGGCCTGCGCCTGTGCCCGATCATCCCGATGCTGTTTGAGCATCGCCGCCGCCTGCGCGGTCTTGGCATCGAGCGCCGCGCCGCCCTGGAAGCCCTCCAGCGCGTTGCCCCAGGAGGATTGGCCGCGCAGCGGGTTGGACGGCTGCAGCAGGCCGAGGCCGAGGCCGATCAGGGAATTGGATCGGGCTTGCAGATTATCGGCAAAACTCGACGACTCACCGGCGGGATCGCGTGACTGAAACATATCCATGAGGCTGTTCGGCATCTTGCGCCCCTGCTGTGGTGGCCCTTGGGCCACGGCGGTATCGTTCTGGCCGGGAACGCCGCCCATGTAGCCAGCGGCCAGGCCCAGGCCGGTCGTGTCGATCGGCTCCACCTTGAAATTGGCATCGGTGGGAAAGTTCTTCGGGCTGTAACCCATCTGGTGGGCGCCGGCCGCACTGATGTCCACGCCGCGCCCGGTTCGCGGGTCCGGCCCGATGTCGGTCTGCTGCATTGGAAACGGTCGATCGCTACCGGGCGGCGTGACGTTGTACCATTTGCCCAGGCCGCCCCTCGTCGGCAGTGCAATGCCCTGCTGGCTGTCGGGGACCGACCGGCCGCCGACACGATAGGCCGCCGAGCCGGGGCGATCCTCCGGGTCAAACCAACCAAAGGCCGGCAGTTGCGAATACCAGGAGCCGAGCGGCATCAGAGCAGCCCGAGCAGGCCGCCGCCGAGCGCACCGATACCAGCACCCGCCGGCCCGCCGAACGAGCCGCCAATGCCAGCGCCGGCCGCCGCACCGCCGAACAGTCGCTGCAAGGTCGAGGGCTGGTTGATCGGGGTGGTGGTCGATCCCGTCATGGTGCCGCCGAGCCCCCCAGCACCACCCACAATTGCATTGTAGCGAGCCAGCTGTTCCCACGGATAAGCCTGTTGCGCGTTGTATGTCTTGATCTGATCTTCCAGCGCGCGCTGTGACCGTTCCTGATTAAACTGCCCGACCGCCGCAAGCTGTTCCGCCGGCGCATATTGCGCTTCGTCCAGCTTCGGCATCAGTTGCGACCATTGCCCTGCGCGGGTGAGCCCGCCCTCGGCGATGCCCTGCATCTGCTGCTGGCGGCGGGCATAGTCCTGCGCCAAAATCGGATCCGCGGCTTCCGCCATTGCGCGCGCGGCAACATCTGTGTGCTGCCCCGAGCCGTAGCGCCCCGCGCCTGACATCGAGGAACCAATCTTGTTGCTGATCTGCCGGTTGCTGGTGTCCAGCATGTTCTGCAGGTACGGGTTCTGGTCGCCCTGCGCCTGCTCGTACAGCGACTTTAGCCGGTCATTCAGACCTTCGTTCTGGATCATGTTGGTGCCGAGCGTGCGCGCGGCGAGGTTGCCCGGCGTACCGCCCAGGTTTTGAGTGGCGGTGCTGGACATGCTGGACATCGCCGTACTCAAATTAGGGTCGAGGTTGGCTTGGGTCTGGCCGGTCCAGGGTTGGTAGCCATAGTTGTTGTCGAAATACTGCTCTGCCGAACCCATCGCATGCTGTAGATGCGGCTGTGCCGCCGACCATGGATCCTTGCTCTGGGTGGTTTGCTGGGTGACTGGGGTTTGGCCGCCGGAGCTCATAGCGGTTTCTCCATAATGACGTGTTTCATTCGGTAGCCCTGCTGCTTAAGATATCGCGACCAGCCGGGCCGGCAGATCGGCCGACACATGATGCAACCGGCATCGCGCAGAAACTGCTCTAATTCAGACAACAATTGTTGCCATTGTTCGCGGCCAAATCCGGCGGCCCAGATCATATCGCCGTAGCTCTTGCCGCTCATTTCGTGAATGCGAACGCCGACCAGCGCTTGCGCCTTGTCGCCATCCATCACCAGCACCAGCCGCACTTCACGCCGCGCGATTTGCCCGATCAGATCGGCCACGCTTTCGTGCGAGCGTTGCGCGATGCGCGGCAGGAACGGCAACCAGTGCGGCGCGCTGTTGTGGATCGCCGCGTCGTCAAGCGGGATCGGAACGAGGCGCATTTAGTGATTAAAAGACTTTGGTCTGCGCCTGAAAATCCCCAAGCGTCAGCGGCGGCACCCCCTCTAGCCCACGGATCCGGTTTTCGTGATTGAAGGCCACCGCTCCAACGGGCGTAGGCTGTGGCGGCGACTTGAAGTCCACCGGGATCGTGTCGATCACGTTCTGCCCGGCGGTTTTCTCGGTGTCGGTTGCACCCTCGCCCGGTTCGAACGACCATGTCGTGCGGTCGTCCTCTTTGCCTACAGAACATGAGGTGATTGGACACACCTCGGCGATGGCATTGTGTAGCGTTCCTGCGTCCATTCAGCACCTCCATCGAAACGATAACATGCTGGATACATTGCCGTAGAATGTAACAGCGCCTCCCGATGAGGTCATCGTCGCCTGCACAAAATGGAAACCGAGGCTCATCGTCCCAAACTTGCCATAAGTAACGACGGTCTGACTTGGTTGCTGAGGAGTAATGGCAAACCCACTGTTTGCCGTTTGAGTGTCATAGCCGATCCCAGCAGTGCCATAGCCGGTTGCACTCTGAGTAACCCAAGCGTCTATTTGCGCGTCCCAACTATCCTCTTGCAATCCGCTGACAAACGACACGCGCCAAGCTGGCGAGTTGAGAAAGTACCCAGTCGGCCCTGAGTAGGCAAAACTCGCTAAGGTATCTTGCACGAACATATTGATATTCGTGCGATTGTAAGCATTCCATACCCCGATGAACCCTAACCCTCCACCAGCGGCTTGCGATGCGAAGATGAAATCCAATTGCGACGACGCATTGCTTCGGGTCGTGCCGACATAGGTGCCGTTGGATCGCGTCGCTGTCGCGTTGGCAAATCCTGCAGGGCCATTGACGATGTCAAGATCGTTAGTAAAGATGCCATTGCGCCGCGTGATTGCCGTTCCTGCACTACGCGTGACATCGCTTGTCCAATCAGGGCCATGCGATAGCGTCAACACTCCGTTTTTCAGCCAGACGAACCAGTCGTTCACCTTCAATACGCCGATTTGCGCTGGCGAGTTCGTCGTGTCGGTCGTTAATACACTCAGTTCATTGAACGACGTTGCCGCCCACGACGTACCGTTATAGATCGGCACCTGATTTCCGCAGTATGGAGAATAGAACAGCGTCGTTTTCGCCGACTGCGTCGTTGTCATCACCGGCGTCGCGGTCTGCAACGTCAGTCGGCCCTGGGGCATCACACTGAAAACGGCGCCCGGATTGATGCCCTGGATATGCGAAGCATCGGTCCACACCGCAATTTGTCCAACGGTCGGGATGCCGGAGCGCAGCACATCGCCAGTACCGGCTCCACTCGGACCAACCGGCCCAATCGGCCCCGTTGCACCATCCTCGCCATCCCGGCCGGGAGCGCCACGGCCGGCAAATTCCATAATGACGACGACGCCGGCAGAACCATTGCTGCCGAATACGCCCGCGCCGGTATTGTTGAGAGAGGGGCCGGCACCACCGCCGCCGTAGTTGCTCGCAGCGGCTGGACTTGTGGAGCTTACATCTCCAGCCCAAGCAGTGGAAGGTGCGCCACCACCAAAATAACTGCTGCCGCCGCCGCCTAAGGTTACATTCGCCTCAGTAGCATGAGTATATATCCCCCCTAACCCGGGGGAGCCGGCCGCAACGACATCGCCAGTGCCCGGCGGGCCGCCGTTGCCGCCGAGATGCCAACTAGAGGACGAGGTCGCTCCCTTGGCGATGCACAGCGTGCCCACACTGGTATCGCCGCCGCCAGCGCCCGGGGCATCGCCGACATAACTGCCACCGGCACCGCCGGCGCCGATAGTGACCACCTGAGAAGCGCCGATGTCGGCGGCGGTCGCTAGTTTGCGCGAATAGCCGCCCGAGCCGCCGCCGGCGGCTGTCATCAGAACACCGCCTGAGCCCGTTTTTCCGTTTCCGCCGCCGCCGCCGCCGACGCATTCAATGATGCAACATTCCATGCCCGCTGTTGGCGTATAGGTTCCGCTCGCCGTAAAGACTTGTTTGCCAATGATGATGCCGTCGCCACCGGTCATTGCGTTCCAGAAGAATTCGCGGCCGTACAGGAAAACCCAATTCGTGCCGTTATAGAGCAGATCGACGTAACCATCGCCGACCAGTTCCCCGCCTTTGCAATCCACGCCGTCAGCAGTCTTGATGCTTGTGTCGCCGAGGCCGTCCATGTTGAGTGTGACAGGTGCGGTGTTGGTCAGCCCGCCTCCAATCTTCAATCGCACGATCAGATTGGTCGGAATAGTGGTGTAGGTCAGGCCGGACAGGAACTGTTGCGCGTTGGGCGAGCCAGTGGTGACGATCGAGCCGTTGAGTAGATTTCGGTTCTTGGCATGCGCCGCCATCTGACCGCGCGCGGAATTGTTGACGGAAGCACGCGCTTGGCCCTCGGCCCAGTTAATCAGCGGATCGGACGTGCCGTTATTGCTGGCAACAACCGACCATGCTTGGATGTCTTCGCCGGGTGATGGCATGATAACCCCTACAACATCTTGTTAACGGGCGTGTAGCGTGCTTGCGTCCATGTCATTACATCCTGAACTCGAATTCCAGGCCGGAAGTGAGATTACCCGTTCCGTAAAACGTGCAAGTACCACCAGATGCATATTCCAGTGCGGAAACAAAATGAAATCCCAACGAGGTCGAGTTAAAACTTGCCGCGCCGTGCATTGTATTTGATACAATTTGGTTCGCACGCGACCGTTGTGCGCCAGCAGAGGCGGTTATCGAGTCATAGCCAATTCCCGGAATACAGTATCCCGATGCGGAATGCGTTCCGTTCTGAATGAACTCGGTATAAAACCCGTCCTCTTCCAGCCCAGACACGAATGACACTTTCCAAAATGTAGAACCATTGGGTTGGCGAACCGTAACCGAACCATATGTCCATGAAGCAGTTGAACTGCGAACCGCTGTCTTGACATCAATGCGATTGTAAGCATTCCAGACGGAATAGAGGCCAGCCGTGTCGGCAGTGCCTAAAATCCAATCCAACTGCGACGACGCATTGCTGCGGGTGGTGCCAACATAGGTGCCGCGGCCAGCACCGCAGGCATTGGTAATTGCAGCATTGTTGATGTAAATGCCATTTACCGCTGTTATGCCAGTGCCGGCACTTCTAAGCGTGTCGCTGCTCCAATCAGGGCCGTGGCACAGACGCAGCGTACCTGCATCATTCCAGACGAACCAATCATTGACCTTGGATGCGCCGATGGCAGCGGGGTTTTTGGTGGTGTCGGTTGTCGTTGTTGAAATCTCAGTACCGATGCTCATCATCGCAAAGACGGCACCGTTGTAGATCGGCACCATAACGCCGACATATCCGGTGTAAAAAATAGTCGTCTTAGCCGCCTGCGTCGTAACCATTACCGGGGTGAGCGATTGCAGCGTCAGCCGACCTTGAGGTGCTGTGACGGTTGTCGTTGCTCCCGGAATGGCGGAAATTGCCGCTGTCACGAATGCGGTCGTAGCAACCGAAGTGTCGTTATCGCCCGCCGTCGGCGTCGGGGCTTTTGGATCGCCGGTGAAAGTCGGCGAGGCGATCGGTGCATAGGTCGCTGCCGCCACCGTTGTCGATAGTGCGCCGATGTCGCTCAACACCGTGGCCGGTGCCACGCCTTGGATCGTGGTCGCCGTCACCCACTTGGCATATTGTCCAACGGTCGGCGTGCCACTGTTGCTGACGTTGCCACCGGCCGCCACGGTGTTGGCAAGTGTGCCGCCAGTGAACGACAGCCCAGTGCCGACCGTAACCGCCGACCAAGTGTTTGCTGCACTCCGATAATAAATCGTATTGGTGCCGGTGAGCGCGGCAAGAGCCGTCAGGTCGGCATCGAGCGGTTGATAGCCGCTCAGATCGATCGTTAGATTACCGCCGGTGACCGAAAGTGGCGCGGTAACCGATGTGATGAAGCCGGCACCACTGCCCATGATCCCAAGCGCGTTGCGTGCGGCGTAGGGATCGCGAGCCGTATCAAAGTTGCGCCGGAATGGCGGCACCGGATCGGTGCTCACGCCACGGTTCCATCCTGCACGGCGTCAGCTACTACACCCTGTGCATGCGTCCACTTGGTATCGCGCGGGATGATGTGGCGAAAACGATGCAAGCGCGCGGAATTGTAGACCGCGGCCGAGCCGGTGATTTCGATCGGATAGGCTTGGGTCCACATCACATCGTCTGCCAATCGCTCGCGGGTGCCGTTGTAGATGACGCCATCGGCACCATCGGCAACCGGATAGACATCGCCCACCATCGCACGGCTGCCGGGGACCGGATGCACCTCTACCGTTTCCAATGTGGCTTGCAGGTTTGGCCCGGCAAGCTCGGAAAGAAAACCGTTGGTGTCGATCGCCGCCACTCGCGGCCGGCCGCCTTGATAGGCGAAACTATCGAGCGAACGCGCCGGCGGTAACGGCGGCGTATCCAAGTTAACGTCGTTGACCTCCGGGCCGGTGGTGTCGAGATCGAGATTAACCGTCGCCGCCGTCGCCCACATCTGGGCGTTGATCGCCATCCGCGACCAACGCGCATTGGTCCAGTTGAATAGAATGACGCGATCATAGTAAGCAGCGGGCGTCCCAGAGGATGAGTGATAGGCCCAGAAGATGTACGGCTTCACTGCCGTAACCGCCTGCACGACATTGCGGCGAGCAACATCACTGTTGGCCAGGAACCAGTCGTTGACCTTCTCATGGCCGATTGGGGTCAATTGCTGACCCGACAGGTGGTAGAAGCCATCTTCACATAGCAGGTAGAGATTGTCGCCGATCGAGACGAAGCCGCATTCCGAAATCGAACCGCGGTCGTAAACCACCTTCGAGATTGAGAAGATGAAAGTCGTGTCGCCGGGCATGAACTGCAGCAGGCTGACGGCACGGTCCTGCACGATATAGCCGATCTTGTCACCAGCAAGGCCCATCACTGGGCCGCCGTCTGGCATCTCCTGCTCGTCGCTCAGATTTAGGCCGGGGGTCCAGGCATCGACGTCGTTGATGGACGACCAGATGATCTTGCGGCGATTGCTCGCTAGCCCACCCAGGAAGACAAAATCGCCGATTGTCCGGCAATTGTGTGCAATGGGCGCGGCGGCAATGGCGGCAAAAGCACCGCCAGTATCGACGTCGGCTTTTTGTGGCTTGTCGCCGATCTGCGCTGCAATCACCCATTTGCCGAACTGGCAAAACGACCAGAGTTCGCCCTCTGGAACATGATAGCCGCTACCTACCTCGGTCCATCCGGCGAACAGCGACCAATTATAGAGCTTGGTTGGTGTTCCGGCGTAGATTTTCCATTCGCCAGTGGTGGTACGCGCCGAGAACAATCCGACCACACGTTCGTTCGATGGAGGCGGCGGAACGGGATGTTCGGCAAATGGCACCAGGCTGGGTACCGGCAGATAGGAGTTGCTGCCGGGAAAGACGTTCTCGACATCATTGGCAAATTGCGTGTCGAGCGTCGCAATGTCGGGGCGCCATTCACCGAATTGCAGCGGAACTTTCGGCATCAGTTGGCCCTCTGTGCAGCCGCGATGGCCTTCTGCATATCGGCATAAATCTTGAACGCTTGCGGCTCGCTCGTGACGATGCGGTCGCCGTGCTTGTGCAGCGAAAACGCTCCGCTGCGCTCACCCAGCAAGGTGCGCTGCAATTGTGGAGTATGGAAAATCACCGCAATCTCCCCGCCCTCGTCCAGCGCGGCAAGTTGTTTTTCCGTCAGCGGCATTTCCGCAATAATCTCGCCGTCATCTTTGTAGATGGAGAACATCAGATGTATTCCGCTGTTCGCACCGTCGGGCTGGTGGCGCCGGTGGTCAGGGCATAGCGTTGGATGATCTCTTGGAATGTTTCATCCCTGCGCGCCTTGTAGAGTTGCGCCATTTCGGCGTTGCGCATTATTGCAGCCAATTCGGTGATCACGCCGAACAGGTAGGCGTTGGGATATTCCGTTAGCAGCCAATTTGTATTGGTGTCGGAGCCGGCGAGCTTGGGGATCTTCTGGTAATAGTGGAATTCATAGGCATCGGCAGTGTCGTTCGCCGGCCGCGCCTTGAACGTGTTGCCCTCGATGGTGAACAGCGGCGGGCGCCGATTGTGCTGCGTTGCCGGCAGATAGGCCGGATGCACATAGTCTAGTTCGTCAATGTAGGGCGTCGTTGTTGGCTTGACGGTGCGCCAGGTGATGTAGTCGATCGGCAACGCCACATCGCCATTGATGGTGGTCAGCAATACCGATGCTTCCATCGGCAGCACGCGCAGCCGGGAATTGGCCGCTGTCTCGAACAATTCTGTGCAGTTGTCATAGCGAGTGGTCAGCCGCTGATGAAACAGATAGGCCGACAGTTCGCTCTTGAGGCTGCCGTAGTTACTGATCGACATTGGTCCTCACCTTCGGCGGCCGGCCGCGCTTGCGCTTGGGTGGAGCATTAGGTGTATTCGTCCATGTCTCAGGCATGATGGCGGGCGGATCGTCAAAGAAGCTCACGTCCATTTCCACCTTGAAGAACGGGTTATTCCGCGCCTTGCCGAGCATGTACTGATCGGCGATTTCCACCGGCACGCCGGGCGGAAACGTGACCTCGTTCCAGAGGCATTCGGCCTCGCCGAGCCAAGTGATCCGCGCCATGTCAGGTCGGCCCGAACTTGTAGAACTGCACCATGACGTAAGCGTCACCGGTCGCGGTGCCGGTGATGTTGGCGTAAACGTCGGTATCAGCCGCCAGCGGCATCACCAGCGCAGCCAATGGCACCGTGTTGAGGCTGCCCGCCGTCAACGCGACGGTCGTGACAATCTCGGCGCCGCCGACCGTCGTGCCTATGCTGAATGCCGGCGTGCTTCCGGTGATGGCCGTTTCCACGTTGGTCGAAACGGCCGTGATGATAGCGCCCATCGGCAATCGTCCGATCTTGACGCTGTAGACCGAAACGCCGCCGATCGGGTTGGCCCGACCGGCGACGACTTGGATAACCGAAGCCCCGATATCGCGGGCGGGGATATTCGCGTCAAATAGTGAAGGCATTGTATTTCCTCCCGCGATGTCGGGTTAACAAAAGGGCGTTTACGCCCGTCTTCAAGGATGAAGATTAGTCGGAAGCCGAGGCAAAGAAGCCGGTGGCAACGCCCCATTGCTTCAATGCAGTGCCAGCCTTCGGTACCTTGGCAAACATCTTGCCAACGCCGTAAGCAGCTTCAATGCCGGTGCCGGTGATGAAGCCGTAGTCATCTTCTTTTCTGAAGGTGGGCTTCGCCATTTGTCCGTAGGCGATCACCGCCGCCTGCTGACCGCAGAGGAACACCGGCTCGACACGCGCCGATGCCGCGCCTGCCGTGAGCAGCGTC